AGAACAAGGTGAAAGTGATTATCTAAATCAAGCATTGCCTGGTCAATCAGATACTGGTGGTAATGACGGGGGAATGACTTATGGAGATTTACAAAACGCACAAGCACAACAAGCTTACAATCAATCTTTAATTAAACAACAGCAAATGGCAGATGCCAAAAAACTCGCTGATCAATACGGAACTAAAATTAATCAATTAACAGATCAACAATTGTTAGATATGCAAGCATCAGGTTTGTTTGAAGCACAAGCAGAAGGCATGTTGGGTGGTGTAAGTGCAATGGAACAACAACAAAATTTGTTAAAAAAATCTGTTGGTTCTGTTTTAGATAAAGCAAAAACAATGGGATTAAGTGGTAATCAAATTGCAGATAGATTAGATCAATTACCAGAGTTTCAAGAATTATTAAATTTATATGGTGGCGATGTAAATGCTGTTATGGCTAATTTTGAAAATCCTGATTTAGGATATGATAAAACAGGGATTTATACTTATGATGATGTACAATCTAATCCAGAATTAAGCACAGCATATGAATCATTAACAGGTGGTAATTTAACTGCAGATGAATTAAGACAATTTTTACCTTTTATAGATTACCAAACTTTTGAACCTAACGAGGGTGTAAATTATAATAGATTTAATTTTGGTGCAGATGCGCGAAATGAAAGATTAAGAATGTTAAGAATGTTGGAAGGTGCTGGACAAATTAAACCATTAGAGCAACAAGGATTTTTTGACACTATGAAAGATGCATATTCTGAAGATATGGCAAAAGCATCAGATGAAGGAATATTTAAAGGTATATTAGGAGCAGGAGTATTTGATTCTGATGCAATGAAAAGATTAATAAGAAGTTATGGATCTGGAATTGCACAACCACGCTATACAAATGTAGCAAGAGGTGGTATAATAAATTTAGTAGGAGCATAGTATGTGGCAGTTATTAGCAAAACCATTATTAGGGGTAGCCGTAGATGGAATCAAAGGTTTCGTAGCAACTAAGAAATTAAATGGCGAAGTCAAGATTGCAAAAATTAAGGCAGAAAAAAAGAAACAAGAAGATATAGCAGCAGGTAAAATAAAGTGGGAAGCATCAGCTGTAGATCAAATGAAAGGAAGCTGGAAAGACGAACTAATTTTAATTTGCCTATTGGCTCCGGCGATTGCAGTCTTTGTGCCTGGTTGGACACCACACATAAAAGCTGGATTTGAGGCCTTGCATTCTTTGCCAGATTACTATAAACATTTATTATATTTAGCTTGCTCAGTTTCTTTCGGTGTGAAAGCAGGACCTGCAGCAATGAACTTATTTAAAAAGGGGAAATAAATATGGCTCTAAAAGGTAAACAACATAAATTAGACAAAAATAAAAACGGTAAAATTGATGGTGAAGATTTTAAAATGATGAAAAAAGGCGGTAGAGTTGCTAAGAAAAAAGGTGGCAGAATCGCAAAGAAAGTTGGCGGTAGAGTCAAAAAAATGGGCGGCGGAATGATGAAAGAAAATCCAATGGCTAAACAAAGCATGTATAAAAGAGGAGGCAGAGTAAGATAATGGGTAAAGATACACACGTAACAAAAGATGGTAGAACTGTTAAAAAAGGTCTGTATTATTACATGAACCGTGCTAAAAAAAGAGGCACAAGCAAAAAAGGTAAAGGAACTGTTACCGACAAAGCATTAAAAGAATCTGCTAAAACAGCTAAAAAAACCACTACTAAAAAGAAAAAGAAAAAGAAAAACGATTAATGCGAGATGAAACAGCGATTTATTTAATCCTTAAAAAGATTAGAGAACGCAAAGAGGAGTTGAAAGAAGTCATTGCAGCTGGATTACCTAGTTGGGATGAATACAATAAAACCGTAGGTGAATTTAAAGCCTATGCAATAATGGAACAGGAGATTCAAGACCTGCAGAAAGATGAGGAAAACAATGACGGAGCAAGAATTACCTAAGCGTATTTTCGCGTTAGAAGAAAAAGATTTGTCAGTAGAAGCTGATGAAAACAATAAAGTAGCAGAAGAAAAAGAAAATAAATTTCTTAAAAAAATACAAGAAGATGCTACAAAAGATATAAAACATTTACCTACAGAAAAAGTATTAGAACGTTTACCAGAACCAACTGGTTGGCGTATGCTTGTTTTACCATACAAAGGACAAGGTAAAACAAAAGGTGGTGTAATATTAACAGATGAAACAATGCAAGAACGTGGCTATACAACAGTCACAGGTTTGGTTCTTAAATTAGGACCAGATTGTTATACAGACAAAGAAAGGTTTCCAAATGGACCTTGGTGTAAAGTAAACGATTGGATTATATTTGGTCGTTACGCTGGATCTAGATTTGGAATAGAAGGTGGAGAAGTGAGAATACTTAACGAGGACGAGGTAATCGCTGTGGTAAAAGACCCAGAGGATATCTTGCAATTTAGATAAACAGGAGTAAAGGATGCCTGCAGAAGCGCAAACGAAGATAGAGTCACAAGCAGAGGTCGAAGAAAAGATGGTAGATTTACCATCTGACGGACCTGCAGTTGACGTGGAACTTCCCACAAAAAGCACTAAAATTATTAATCCTGATCCCGAAGAAACAGAGGTTGTAGAAGAACAAGCTAATACAGCATCTGAAGAAGAAATGGGTGATTATGGTAAAAAAGTACAATCAAGGATTGATAAATTAACTAAAAGATTGAGAGAATCTGAAAGACGAGAACAAGCTGCAATACAATTTGCACAAGGCGTACAATCAGAATCTGAACAATTAAAACAAAAAACAACCAATTTAGATCGTGGTTATATTGCAGAATATGAACAACGTGTAAAAGCAGAAACAGAAGATACCAAAGCAAAATTAAAAACTGCTATGGATGCTGGTGATGCTGACGCTGTTATAGCTGCGCAACAAGATCTAGCTAGATTAGCTGTGGAATCAGAAAGGGCTAAATTAACGATAGCTCAAAGGGAAAGAATGGCGAGAGCTGCTCAAAGCCCAGCTGCACAGCAATATCAACAGCAACAACAACAATTTGTGCAACAACCTGCACAACAACAACCAGCTCCACCCCCTGATCCACAGGCCGAGGAATGGGCTGAAAAAAACGAATGGTTTGGTAAAGATGAGCCAATGACTTTGACAGCATTTTCTATACATAAGAATTTAGTTGACGAAGGTGTTGACCCATCAACAAATTCATACTATAATGAATTAGATAAACGAATGAAGGATAATTTTCCTCATAAGTTTCAAGAGTCAACGCCATCGCAGACTGTAGCTTCTGTTAATAGAGGTTCTGCACCTGCAAAGGCGCGTAAGGGTACTGTGAGACTCACACCATCACAGGTAGCCATTGCAAAAAAACTAGGTGTGCCGCTACAAGAATATGCGAAGTACGTGAAGGAGTAGGCATATGAATACAAATAACAAAAATAAACTACCGTCACGCGAGTCTGAAAACAGGTCGAAAAGAGAACGACCTAAGGTATGGACTCCACCGTCACAACTAGATGCACCACCTGCACCAGAAGGTTTTAAACACCGCTGGATAAGGACAGAAACCATAGGTCAAATGGATCAAAAAAATGTATCCGCTAGACTAAGAGAAGGATGGGAATTTGTGAGAGCAGATGAATATCCTGATATGGAATGGCCGACAATTGATACAGGTAGATATTCAGGTGTAATAGCTGTTGGAGGTTTAATGCTAGCAAGAATCCCTAATGAGATTGTTGAACAGCGAAAAGAATATTTTGCAAAAATAACGCAAGATAAAGATGACGCTATTGCAAACGATGCTCTTAGAGACCAACATCCTAGCATGCCAATCTCGAAAGAGAGAAGTTCTCGCGTAACCTTTGGTGGCAAAAGAAACACTTAGTTTCTCCCACATAGTTACAAAATCATAACACACTCGCGGTGAGTGTGTTGTAACAATTTATTGTAAGGAGACAATCATGGCTAATATTGACGCCGGATTTGGTTTAAGACCTGTAGGTAAATTAGGAAGCGAAGCTATTAACATGGGTACTTCACAGTACGAAATTGCTAGTGGCGAAACTGATGTTATTTTTAAAGGTGACTTAGTAAAGCTTGAAACAAGTGGTAAAATTACTAAAAGTGGAAACGGCGATGCTGTAGCTGCAATTGGTGTATTTAACGGTTGTTTTTATAATGATCCTACTACTCAAAAACCGACATTCTCAAATCACTACCCTGGTAGCATTACGCCTACTCAAGGTGCGATTGAGGCATTTGTCTATGATGATCCAAACATGCTTTTCGAAATTCAAGCTGATGGTATAGTTGCAGCGGACAAAGTTGGCAGAAATGCTGATATTGTTTACGCAGCAGGTGCTACTATCAATGGTCAATCTAAAACTGAATTAAATAGTACCGTTGCTAACGCAGGGGCTACTGCTCAGTTAAGGATTATCAGAATTTGTGAAGACCCAGAAAACAGCGATATTGCGTCTGCTAATGCGAACTGGATAGTACGTATTAACGAACATCAGTATTATGCTGACAAAGCTGGGGTTTAACCTATAGGAGATATTGAACAATGGTAATTTCAAGAATGCAATTGGTCAAAGAACTCGAACCAGGTTTAAACGCACTGTTCGGGTTAGAATATGACCGATACGAAAACCAGCACACAGAAATTTTTGATACAGAAAATTCTGATCGTGCTTTTGAAGAAGAAGTAATGCTTGGTGGGTTCGCTAACGCTGCTGTGAAACCTGAGGGTCAAGGGGTAACCTATGAAGACGCTCAAGAAACTTTCACGTCACGTTACACTCACGAAACTGTTGCTTTAGCTTTCTCACTAACTGAAGAAGCTGTAGAGGATAACCTCTACGACAAAATCAGTACTAGATATACAAAAGCGTTAGCAAGATCTATGGCTAACACTAAGCAAATCAAGGCAGCTGCTATATTGAACAATGGTTTCAATAACAACTTCCCTGGTGGTGATGGTAAGGAGCTTTTTGCTACTGACCACCCAACGCTAAGTGGTAATCAAAAGAACGAGCTATCGACTGCAGCTGACTTAAACGAAACTTCGCTTGAGCAAATGCTAATTGATATTGCTGATATGAAGGACGAAAGAGGGATGAAAATTGCTCTTCAAGGAACGAAAATGATCATTCCACTTCAACTTCAATTTGTTGCAGAAAGACTATTAAAAACTGATGGCAGAGTTGGTACAGCTGACAATGACATTAACGCAGTAAAAAACATGGGAATGGTTCCACAAGGTTATGTGGTTAACAATTTCTTAACTGATACTGACGCTTATTTCATTAAAACTGATTCACCAAACGGCTTAAAACATTTTGTTAGAGCACCAATCAGAACTGCAATGGAAGGCGACTTCGACACTGGAAACGTTAGATACAAAGCTAGAGAGAGATATTCATTTGGATTCTCTGACTGGAGAGGTATCTTCGGAACACCAGGAGCATAAATTATTTAGTGGGGCGCATAGTGTGCCCCACTAACAAACCCAAGACTTAAACGACAACTAATAAGGAGGTTGACATGGGTTCTACTACTTTCTCTGGTCCAATTAAGGCCGGAACAATCAAAGAAACTGCTGGGACAACACTTGGCAAAGACATAAAAAATACAGGTCAAGTCGTAATGGCTCAGACTCACGCAATTGATCTATCAGGTGGAGCAATTGCAGCAGGTGCAACTAATATTGTTATTCCTGCAAATTCACAAATTATTGACTGTGTGTTTGATATAATCACTGCGGCTAACACAAGTACTAATATTAGTATTGGTGATACTGTAGGTGGTGCTGCCACTATTGTTAACACTTTTCCAAGTGGAACAAATGCTGGTAGAGTATATCCTACTACACAAGCTGGCGCTGCGTTAGCGTGGGAAGATGTTGGTACAGCTGATATTAAATTGACTGTAACTGCTTCTGCTGCTACAAACGCTGGAGAGATTAGATTCACTGTTTTATATCAACAAAACACTAATCTAGGCTAATTAATATAACCGTGGGTGGGGAGTAATGGCCCCACCCTATTACAAGGGGAATTAACAATGACACAAGTTGTAAAAAAATTATTTGATGGAGAAAGAAAACTAATTTATAGTTTCAATTTTACCATCGCAAGCACAACCGCAGAAAACTACGAAATAGATGTAACAGACGCAAACAAATGCGCTCTTAACAGTAAAGGTCAACAAGCTGCTGCACTTACAATTAATAGAGCGTGGTGGTCAGTTAACAATTCAGCAACAACTAAACCATTAAAATTGTTTTACGAAGCAAGCGCAGATGATTTAGCGTTGACTTGTAATTTTGCTGATGATCAAGATTGGAGCACAATTGGTGGATTAAAAAATCCTAGATCTTCTGGATTTACAGGCAGTATAAAAGTTAACTTTTCTTCGGTAACAAACGACGATACAGCAACTCTAGTACTAGAACTAATTAAAGATTATAGTTAGGAGTCTTAATGGCTTACTCAGGCACTAGAACATTTAACCTCTCAATCGAAGAGATTATAGAAGAAGCATTTGAAAGATGTGGTCTTGAAGTACGTAGTGGTTACGATTTAAAATCAGCTAGAAGATCTATGAATCTTATGTTTTCTGATTGGGCTAATCGTGGTCTTAACTTGTGGACTATAGATTACGCTACACAAACAATGACACCTGGTACTAATTTTTACTCTGTAGGTAAAAACACAGTTGACATTATAGATGCTGCAATAACTACAACAGCTGGTGCTACTGCAAATTTAGAAGGCGATAGCAATACCACAGATGTTACTATTACAAAAATATCTAGAACTGAATATCTTAACTTAAGTAGAAAACAAGAAGATGGCACGAGTGGTGATGCTAGACCTACACAATTCTGTCTTATTAATGGTCAAGTAACTGTAAATGGTAGCAGTAACACAGGTAGACCAGAACATAATCTTACATTATTTGTTTATCCAAGCCCTGATAAAGCATACAAATTAAAATATTTTTTTGTAAATAGAATACAAGACGCAGGAGCATATTCTAATGAAGCTGATGTGCCTTTCTATTTTCTTCCTTGTTTAGTTTCAGGATTAGCTTATTATATTTCTTTAAAAAGATCACCGATGTTAACGTCGGGATTAAAAGCAGTTTATGATGAAGAATTTGAGAGAACTGCTGATGCTAACCGAGAAAGAGTCTCGTTTAGAGTTAAACC